TGAGACCGTTAAGAGTAATTGTCGTTCCGTCTGCGGTTAATCCTGTATATGAATAGGTCTTGACGATATTTGGACTATCAGAACCTGCTACCCCTCTCTTGATGACTCTTACTACTCCTGCAAGTGACCCAAGACCCAATGATCCAAGGTTTGCAGTTCCGCGATCTGGGCGAATGACAGTATTCAATGCACCGTTAGCACTTTGAACAACCCCACGCATTGAGTATGTGTAGTTAATCAGATTAAATAGATCTACAAATCCTGATGTACCTGTTGCAGATAGAGCGCGACCATCGCATGGCATCCAATTGTCATTATATTGAACATCGCTGACAGGAATTGATCCACCCGAAAGCCCCAATGATAATCCTGCAAGACCACCTGCATATGGCTGAATGGCTCCGATTGGAATCATTCCGCGCATATAGACCTGATCTTGTGCAAATGGGAAGATTACATCGGCTTCGTTTCCGTAAACAATACCTGCACTACCACCCAATGGGATAAACAATGGTTGATAGAGATATCCTTGAGGAACATTGGTATTGGTTGTGAGACCACCTTTTACTGCCCAATCAAGATAATAGACTTGACCTGTGACTGGTCTTCCAATACCAAGCAAACCATTAGGGGACAAGTCCATGTAACCCTTCATAGTTACAGAAAATTCACTTGTACTAATAACTCTATCAACAATACCAAATGCTTCGGTTGATGTACTATTTGCCTGTGCGCCCGTAATTGTTCCTGGAACTCCAACAGCGGCACCTGTAATAACTATAGCAACTGCTTGACCTGTAGTAAGACCGTGACTTGCTTGTGTAAATCTACGCTTGATCTGTCCTGCATTGTGGCGTTCAGCGAAAATCTCACCAAACTGATCAGTTACAGGAATTGTCCATGCACTTGCGCCTGTGGCAGCGTGTGCGCCATCAACCATGTCAACATTGGCAAACTGAATGAATGCATTTGCAGTTACGCCTGTATATTGTGATGTTGCTCCTGCGCGGATAAAGGCAACTGATGTGATTCCTGCCCCATTGTAGACATTGAGGTTGACATTGCTCGAATTGGTGTCTTTAACAATACCAAAGTAAGGACTAACTCCGTTTTCAGTAAACCACATACGAGTTGCGCTTCCACCCGCTGCTTCAAAGATAAAGGTATTTGATGTGGTTCCCGATGTTACAAAATCTCTGGCTATGAATTTGGAATTTACAAGTGCATTTGATGCAGATTTGGCACCATAATTTGTGTTGAATGTGATATAGTCATTAGTGCTGTTGTAATTCCAAATAATTTCCTTGTTTGTTCCGCCGCTGATACCTATTACAACTCCGGCATTGAGCAAAATCGGTGCTGTGCTTGCAGGTGCAGTTGAACCAGCACCTCCCGTTGTAGCAAGAAAAATGAACTTATCTGTTACTGATAAAACATTTGCAGCAATACTCGAACCAGCACCTTGGACAGTGAGGTCTCCCTTTACAACTATGTTTCCTTCGAAAGTGGTCTGTGGCGTAAACACAGTTCGAGGCATCATGTGCTTTGCTCTTACTACTTTGGTAGTTCCCGATAATCCTTGAGTTAGATCACTTGTGTCAAGTACTATCAATAAATCATTATCGCCTACTTCCGATGCATAAATGGATCCCGCTGTTAAGGATTCATTTCCCGTAAGTGTGTACGCATTGCCGCTAATACTAGAAATATCAAGACCTACAACACCTGTCCAAGGCTTTGCAGATCCACCACCAACAGCAACACCATATCCAGTGCTTACATTGACATACTTGACACCGTTGTATGCAGTTCCGGTCACTCCATAAGTGACATTAGTACCCGCCCCGTTATCAATGTCATAGATGTTGACGGGATTGAGTGCGTCTACTATTTCATTTGTCTTGGCGAACCAAGTTTGAAAGGTGTCTGTTAGTTGAATCTTTTGGACATCGATGACATTACCGGTGAGTGGCATTAGCGGTTCTCCTGCCGTTCAATGAGTTGTTGAACAATATTCTTTAACTCTGTGACTTCTTGCATAAGCGTATTTATCTGTGAATTTTGAGACTCTATTTCGGCTTTTCTCTTCTCGTAAGCCTGAATGTCTTCTCTGTTAGTGAATAACAAGGCACGAGAGTTTGAATCTCGTACCATATTGGGTTCTCCTGTGATTCGGTAATAACTCATGCTGCGGTAATTCTCAAATTCTTGAATCTTGGGACGATTGTAGAATCAGCACCTGCTACTGCTGCCATTACAATCTTGATAGCAAATACTCTAAATTTAGGTTGACCTGTTAATTTAAATGCCATTTCCTGATATCCATTAGCCGTTGTATTGGCATAGGTATTAGCAGCAGTCAGTTCTGTATATCCACGAAGATCAAACGGTAACCCTGTTCCATTCTCAGGAGACATACGAGCATATACCTTGAAAGCAGTTTCACTTGGATAAGACGCAAGCATTTCCACTCTTAGATTAGTGGCTTCCATGCCTGGTTCTAGAACTACTCGCTTGGTGATATACCGAGCAGTTGCCCTACTTGGGGATGCAAGATTTGCAGATCCGGTTTCTCCTGCAAAAGTAGAAGAAACACTCATCTTATTTTCAATAATATTAACATGAGAACGATCAATATCAACCACAGGCGAAACATACGGATCAGATGTAGACATAGTGAAAGTTAATTTAGTAAAATCGGTGGTTGTTCCCGTAAATGTTTTAGTTGCAGTAGTCATAGTCTTGTTCAGATCTACAGAAGAACCAACCAATCCAGTTGGGCTACCAGATTCTGTTGTTGTTAATACTGTATTTGCTGGTGTAATAACGGGAACATTGTAACGAACTGCATGGGCATTCAGAGAACCGCTGCCATAGAAAGTTGCACCCGCTGCCCCCAAACTAAATGCTGGTGTTGCTGACGATACAAAGTTACAGATATGCAACAAGAACTTTACATCTTCAGTATCAGATTTTTGTACTCCTGTAGAAGTCTGATTCTTAAACAGGCTTCTTGCATATGGTTGTTTGGTTGCACGAATAGTTGGAGTCTGATTGATTATATCCAACCCTATTTGCGAGGTAAACAATTCAAAGTTATTGCTTGGAGTTACAATTGAGAATGCATACTCACCAGGAGCAAGATATACAGGACTTGTAAACTCAAAATCGGTTCCTGATAATGCAGTTGTTGAAGTAGAAATAGCAGATGATAATACCGTTACATCTGAAAGTGGAATAAACTTGGAAGGATGTGGGTAATCATTAACTACAGGACGCAGCATCAAGGAGACTGGCGTATTTGTATTTGAGTCTTTACTCTTAAAGAATAGAGTTACCTTCTTGGTAAACACACCTGATGGATAAATTGCAGGATCAATAAAGAAACTCTGCGAAAGAGGATCAGTAAATCCAAGCAACTTAGTGAAGCCCGAACGCTGAATATTCTTACTAAACAGGTTTGTTACTATCTTCTCAGAACGAACACTTTCTCTGCGTGTTTGTGCTGTTCTTGTAGTAATGATTCCGTCTTTGAAATTGCCCCATGTTCCTTGTGCAGGGAATAGGTAATCTGCTGCCGTAGTAGTAGTAGGAAGATCATTTGAAGTACTATCGGTAAGACGAATACTCTTCTTTCCTACAGCAAACGATGTTGCAGGGACTGTAAAATTAACCGATACTTTTCCTGCTGCATCGGAGGTAATTCCTCCACCACCACTTGCAGGAGTTACTTTAATACCATCTACGAAAAGATAGAGTCCTGTGTTTGGGCGAAGATTGTCTGCCGAGAGACCCACAGCAATGCTTCTGGCATAAGGAACAATATCTGACTTCACTTGCAAATCACCAACATTACTGACTAACGAATTAGGAAGAATCTGACTGCTTGCTGATGGTTGTGTTAATCTTGATCCTGCCGAAGATACAAAGATACTTCTAGATGGATCTGAGTTGATCGAAGAAGTGGAAATATTATTTCTACCAATTCCCGACCAATTTGATTCCCAATCATTCCATTGGCTACCAAAGCCCTTTGCTTCTCCTGCGCCTGTTCCTGAGGGAATACCAAAGAGCCAAGCATCGTTTTCGCCTTCAGTATTGACACGAACTACAGGTGCTGTAGCATCGTCATACCAGAAATCACTTGCAGGAGTTGAACGCATAACTCCAAGATAGTTGAATACTCCTGCTGGATTGATATTCAAAGATGAAGTAGCAAGAGGCTGATTTATAAGTGGAGATGTTGTATATCCTAGTGTGTAAATTCCATCAGAAGAACCCGATACAGAAGATGCAGCACTAATTGAATTCAAACGATATACACGATCTTTGAATGATGGACGCATTTCTGCATTTTCAAAATCAATTGATGCAGCATACATTGGATCCTGCACATCACTTACGGCATGACCACGGAACCCATCAACAAGAATCCCCTTCTTTGGAATTTCAAGACCAGCACTATCCAAGATTGGAGAGTTTCTGACTTGCTGTTCAAGGATATTAAGATTACTATAGTACTCCACATTATCAATACGATCTTCAAGAGTTGCAATATCCTGCATGGTATATCGCTTATTCTCGATACGCTTGATCTGAATATCATCTTTCGTTGTGGTGAAACCATTCAAGGTGACCGTATACAATGTCATTGCATCAGGACTGTCCGCAGGTGGCTGTGGATCTACTGCGGGAATACCCGATAGAATCTTAAAGTTACGGTCTCGTCCTAAGACAATCTTGTCAGTTCTTGGTAAATATGTACGATAATTGAACTTATTGTCATTAGATACGGATGGAGATTGTGAGGGAAGTACATACCCACTCAATGTTCCATCATTTTGTCTTACTGGACGAAAATCAAGAACATCCGATAGTCTATACGAACGACCAGTTGTTGGGCTAGTATAGACAGGAATGTTCTTGTAATCAACAGCACTATATGAATTAACTGTGAATGGGCCTGTTGTAGAAGAAGAGTTACTGTGTACAAACCGAGTGATGGTCATATCATAATTGCCGGTGACTGCTGAACTACCTGAACCTGGACTTGCAGAAGATGATAGTATTAAACGAGACCAATCATAATAATTGTCTCTTTGCCCATTATCGAGTGTAAAGTAATTTAATAACTGAGTAGATGCAGTATTGTTCAAGTTTCCTGTGATAGAAGAAACACTCACAACATCAACATATGAAGTTGCTCCCTTGCCAACATATAAGAAATTTTTTCCCAAGGAATCAACTTGGAATGATGCAGTAACACCTGAAAGAGTTTCAGTCAGAAGAGTTTTTGTTCTTGTAACTGTCGCTGAAATATCAGTTGTATATACCACATATACATTCTGATTTGCTGCATTTGCTGTTAAGGTAAATTGCGTATTGCTAGCAAAACTTGCAGTAAATCCTACAGGCGCACCGGTGGTAGACAATACAAAGAAATCAATTCTGGGAGTAGTAATTGGTGTTGTTGTATTTGATACAGAATATGTTTGATTACTACCACCTGAAGTTAAGAACGACCCACCCGCACCATTTGCTCCAATTGCAACTCTTGCAATATTCAAAATTGCATAGTTTACGCCGCTAATAGTACTTACTCTATCTCCCTTTGGAAGACTAAAGAGCAATCCGCTGTCGTTTACATCTCCCAATACACCAGTAGCACCATTCCAATTAATATTGAATGCTTGTTGTGCAGTTGCTCCACCTTGAATGGCATTTGCTGCCATATAAATTTTTGTCGGTGAGGCTAAAGTATAAGAACCTGTCAATGCAATATCATAGATGTAAGCCTTATAGTTAGGCCCACCGTCTGTTTGTGGAATCAATGCACGAATTTTTGCAGTTCCAATGTTGTTGAAAGTGGCACCAACTGCACCATCAGAAAGGAAAACAGTTGGATTAATTGCTAAATCAAATCCAGTAAGACTATTTGCAGAACCACCCATAGTTACTAATAAAGATGGGCCAATACTGCCAATTGCATTTTGGTCGGTATAGAGTGGTGTTGTTGTTCTTGCTCTTGGTAATGTAAGTACTGTTGTGCCTTGCGTCTCAAATTCATATCCAAAGATGTATGCCTTGCCTTGACCAAGTTCGGCAGAAAGAGTTGCACCGGTGATACCACCAAGAATATCACGATAGGTTATGTTGAGATCAAATGGCTCAACGGTATAATTACCGCTTTCGTCATAGGTACGCCGAGCAAGGGTATCTTCAATTACTGCATATTGTGGATACAATTCCTTCTTTACAGTTTGACCATTTACGATGCGAATAATTTCTAAAAAGTCACTACGAGCAAAGTTAGATGTTGTTGTTACTGCGGTTGGTTCAAACCCATATTGAGTCAGAGTAAGATCAAGTTTAAATCGATCTGCACCCGGTGCTGCATAGTTGTAATAACCGAATGCAGGATCATTTAAAGTTTCGTCATCACTAGCAGTTACGAACGATGGATTAGTTGCAAATCCAATGCGTGTAGTTGGATTATTGTGAACTCTGTATAAACTACCTGATGCTCCTGTGACTGTATATGCACCAATCATCTGTGCATCATGCATAACAAAATAACCATCTACAAAGCGAACACCCGAGTTAACTGCAACAACAGATGAATCTCCGAGTGCAGAAACTGTGGTATTTCCTGTAAGCGAGAACGAAACTGAGTTGGTTCCTGCGGTTCCAGAAATAGTTGTGTTATGAGTAAATCCTGCTCCACCACCGATATAGTCGAAGTAAACAATACCAAATTGATCTTTATCGGATGAAGAAAGACCCGCCTCTGTATGAACAATTCTAGCCTGTGCAGAACCAACTGCCCCAACTACTGCGCCAACAAGACTTGTGATATTCGATACACCAGACAAGCCCGTAATGCGACCATAACGGAGGTAATTTTCCGTGATTTGCCCATCAATAACTATTGAGCCATTTTCAAAGATATTTGAACCAAAGCGTTCAATCTGATTTTGAAGAATGGTCTGTATCTGTGTGACTTCCCGCGCCTGAAGAGCATAGCCAGGCTTAAACATGACTCTAAGGAACTTCTTGTCCTCGTTAAAGTCATCATAATAGGGGTCTACATTGAATAGCGTTGGGTCGTATGGCATTTATTCCTCCGATCAAATCTCTAGGACGAGTTTGATCTCCTCTTCTTGGCTGTCTGAACGAACAATTGGTCTTATATTCTGTATGTATTGAACTTGTCCTGATCTATATTTGAGATCAGGAGTTTGGCTGATTGCCGTAACTAAAGCACTTGCAGCAAATCCTACAGTAGTACTATCATATGGGATTGTATTTCCTGCTACGATCTGTCCTGTGGTGATAATGACCGATAGATCACCTGTTGCTCCTGATGTATTCCAATTGATTGCTTTACCTACAGCAACCTGAGTAGAGCCGTTATAAGCATATACATTGTTATCAAGAGTAAAGGAATTAGATTTAAAGGCATCTCCTGCGGCGGGACTTAGAACAAATTTATAGACTTGACTGTAAACAGCGGGAATACTCTCAACTACTTCTGTTTTCTCTACAATTTTTGCAATACCGGTTAAGCCAGAATAGAAAGACAGATAGCGGTCTCGAACTCCTACAACTTCTCCAATATTAAACATTCCGTTGGCATTTTCTAGATAAATTTTACCTTGGTTGTTGAGACCTGATGCTGCATCCCAACGATATATTCTGCCCTGTGAACCCGAGAATTCAATATTTTGAGCCGGATTTCCAAGACTAACGGCATTCAATCCTCGTGGAAAATCATTATTCACTGCCGAGAAAGTACTTGCAGTTGTTGGAGTAACCGTTAGAGCAATAAGATCGCGTCCCTCTGTTCCTGCAAGTGAGCGTGTGACTATGTCATATACTCCCAAAGTAGAACCAATAACAGCACCTTGTACCGCAGAAGTAAAGGTTCCAATTGTATTGGTAAGAACAAGTTCCGAGGTTCCCGTATATCCTGTTAGTCCTGGTCTCCAAGAAACTACCGTACCTGTTGCTCCTAGAAAACTTCCTGTTGGAGATTGAGCGATGACTGATCCAACAGTAAATGATGAATCGGTTCCTGCTTGAACAGTAGATATTCGAACTTGTGGCTGCGAGAGTTCAGGATTTTTGATAATTCCAAACTGACGAAATTCATTCTGTGAAGTAACTTTACCATTTTCGTTACCACTATACTTCTTGACAATCATCAAGGCATTACCACCAAGTTCGGTTACAGGATTTGCTCCGTGACCGCCTTGTGGAGAGACAATAGGGGTTGCAACATTTGCAAAATCCGTGATGAGTGTGATAGGAGTATTTGGTGCAAAAGTCAATCCTGCAATTACCTTAATATTGGCAAAGGTGTAATCTTGTCCTGCATCTACCAGTTCCCATGAATTCACATAACGATAACTTCCTGTTGTTGATCCACTAAAGAGAACCGAAACATCAGCAACTGTTCGTAAAGGATCGAGTAAGTTGTTCTTTGCTGTACCATCACCCTCAAGAGTAACATTCGGTACAATCGAAAAAGTGGATACTGATCCTAAAAGATCAACTGTAAATGGATTTGTAACTTCTACCGTTGCATAGTTTGCACTTGCACCTTGTGGAGTGTAGTTACTAATAATTCTGCGCTGCCCTTGTCCTTGACCCGAATCAACGGAAAGAACCATGTTGTTGTAATACCCAGAGATAGGAGCAAGGGTTGATGAGTACAGAGATGCAGTCAATCCTCCCGCAGCAACATTAGCAATTATAAGGTTTGATGCTGATGAGAAAACACAACGATCAGATATTAAATAGTTTGTGTATTCAGGTAAGAAGTAGATGAAGATGATTTCACCATCTACGGCTGCATTTTGTACTGCAAACTGAAGATATCGTTCATCGTTAATCCCTAAGGCTTCAATGTTTTCGACAGGCATATATCCTGGACGCAAAGTTCCGCTTGTTCGCAGTCCACCCTGTAGAAGGAACTTGCGGCGACTTTCAGGAATGGAGTACATATACTTCCAACGATAGCCATCAGAAAGCGTCTTGACATCGGTATCTGTGTGGGTAGGAGCAATAGTAGAAGGTGCGTTATAGTTGTTGTCGATGCACTTGTACACTCGTTCTTCGTCTACTAAGGCGTAGAAAATGTACGGAGTAGCAGGATTGAACATTTCAACATTGGTGCGGTATGGACTATAAACTGTTCCAATTGTCCAATCGTAGCGAGGAACTACAATAGAGACATCATCTCCTGTAATTCTCTTATGAGCAATAGCATTCTGCCAAAATTCAATTTCTGTCTGCTCTGTATCGGCAGCAGCGGGTGGCAAATTGTCTGTTTCTCCTGCGGCAGATACCCAAGGTAGCGGCTTACCAATAGAGAGGAACCACTTGTCTTCGTATAAACTAGTAAACAACATAGAAAAGTGATCTATGAAGGTTTGCTTGAAACTATGACGGAATTTATCGCAGACATTAGCCATTTAAGAGTCCTCTGTGAGGGTATTTATCCACAGATTAATAATGAATCTGCATTAGGGAAAGGGGAGGCATATTGATGACTAAATTCAACAGAACTAGTAGAATTTGGAATTATTTTTCCATAGTAATTCAACAATCTAAAGGTAACGGTATAACCCTTTGGCCCGATTCCTTCTGATGTGAATCCCGAAATATTGATTTTTCCATTCCACTTTGCCGCTTCAGGACGATATCGATATAACTTTCGCCCATCACTAACTTCAATTTCCATCAAATCGGTAATCCAATATTCTAAGTTTTCGGCATTAGCAATATCATAATTGAATATTATTGTCCCATTACTGAATACGGTATCTGTTTCAAATGTCGAACAATACCTAAGATTGACAACAGGAGTGGTAGGCTCAACGATCAACTCATTTTTGCAATCAAACTGCAATCCAACCTTCTGATCGAAGAATGCCTCTGCGGTAATCTTACGGAACTCGGAACTTGTGGAATAGTTGAGCAAGGCATGGCGGCTTCCTGCTGCGGTAAGACTTGCTGCCCAATTATGACGATTTGCAGTTAACCCTTCTGTCCACTCTGTCCAATATCCTGCTGAACCTGTTCCTCCACCCAAGAAGTCGCCGTATTGCGAATCAAGGATACGAGCAGCGTATGGTTGTTCTACGGTTGCCAATGCAACATTCGGATTTTCGCTGATTTGAAAGAAAGGATATCCCGATACCATATTGGTCTGTGCGCTTGCGGTATATCCACCCTCAGAAGGAAGAGCAGGATGGATTCCCAAAGATGCAGAATCAATTGGAAGATTCCAAGAATGATTGGCGGCAGATATGATATTGCCTGTCCAACGCTTGTAGAGATAGGCTTCAACTGTCTCTCGTTCTTGTTTAGTAAGAGCGCGATTATAAACAAGGACTTCATGAACTACGCCGTTGAAGTAGTTCTGTCCTAGACCAATGGTAAGGCGTTGATTGCTTGTTAAACCATTGAGATTACCAATTGCAGTTCCTACCTCAGTTCCATTGACAGTTAGGAAATTCTTTCCTTTACTGTAAATCTTGT